GAAAATTAACTGATAAACAAAAGCGGTTTATTGAAGAGTATTTGGTTGATTTAAATGCGAAACAAGCCGCTATTCGGGCTGGGTATAGTAAAAATAATGCAGATAAGATCGGTTCTGAACTACTAGGTAAAACTAGAGTTAAAAAAGCCATTGCAGAAGCTCAAAGCAAGCGGTCGGAACGCATACAAATTTCGCAAGATGAGGTTATTCGCCGTTTGCTTGAAAATGCAGATATTGCTTCAGGCAAAAAGCCAACCACGATAACGATTCCAAGCAAAAACGAAAATGGCGAAGTGATTGGCAATGATGTAGTCCATTTTGTGTATGAGCCATCTAGCGTGAATAAAGCCCTTGAGTTATTGGGTAAGCATTTAGGTATGTTCACGCAAAAAGTGGAAGTATCGGGCGATCTTCATATTGAACAGCGAGCTGAATTGGATTTATCGGGATTGAATATAGATGAACTTGAGCAGTTGGAAAAATTACTCACAAAAGGAACTTCTGAACAAGATCAAGATTGAAAAAGCTAAACAATCACTTATTCATTTTACTACTCAAACCAAACCCGATTTCATTACTGGCTGGTTTAATGAGGTCATTGCTCAGGAATTACAGCAGTTTTACCAAGATGTTGTAGATGGCAAACAACCTAGATTGATGATTTTTGCTCCGCCTCGTAGTGGTAAATCAGAGCTATTTAGTCGCCGTTTTCCTGCGTGGGCATTTGGTAAAAATCCTGATTTGCAGATGATCGCCTGTTCGTATTCAGCTGATTTAGCCAGTCGAATGAATCGTGATGTGCAGAGAATTATGGATGATGAAAGTTATCACAATATTTTCCCTGATTCATCACTCAATGAAAAACGCATTGCGACTGTATCGGGTCAGCCTCTGCGTAATAGTGAAATTTTTGAGATTGCGGGACATAGTGGGGCATATCGCTCCGCAGGTGTGGGAGGCGGTATTACGGGAATGGGGGCAGATATTGCAATTATTGATGATCCCGTGAAAGACGCGAAAGAAGCCAATTCACAGACCGTTCGCGATAGCGTTTGGGACTGGTACACCACCACACTTTATACGCGTTTATCACCAAAATCTGGTGTGTTATTGGGAATGACTCGTTGGCACGAAGATGATTTGGCTGGGCGGTTAATTGAAGAAATGAAAAGCGGCGGTGATCAGTGGCGTATTGTAAAATTTCCTGCCATTGCCGAAGAGAATGAGGAATACCGCAAGGAAGGTGAGCCGTTGCACCCTGAGCGGTTCGATTTGGAACGTCTAAGTAAAATTCGTAAAGCGGTGGGGGCGCAAGCGTGGAATGCACTATATCAACAACGCCCATCTAGCAAAGGCGGGGGGATTATCAAAGGCGATTGGTTTGGGCGTTACAAAATTCCCCCGCTTATTAAAACTAAAGCAATTTACGTCGATACTGCACAAAAAACCAAAGAACATAATGACTACTCTGTCTTTTTGATCGCAGGTAAAGGTATAGATGGTAAATTGTATATTCTGGATTTAGTCAGAGGCAAATGGGAAGCTCCCGAATTGGAACAACGCCTCAAAGATATTTGGGCTAAACATTCAGCTAATAAACAAACCGGGTTACTCACCAAAGCCTTTGTCGAAGACAAGGCAAGCGGTACAGGGTTAATTCAAAAAATTCGCCGTGATAGTCAAATTCCCATTTCAGCCGTGCAAGTTGATGCAGATAAATATACGCGCGTACTTAGCGTGCAAGGCTATATTGAAAGTGGTTATATTGGTTTACCCGAAAATGCCTCTTGGGTGGCGGATTTTATTGAAGAATGTGAGGCATTTACCGCAACCGATAGCCATAAACACGATGACCAAGTCGATACGCTTGTAATGGCTATACGGGAACAGTTAGCCACTTCAAAATCACTACTGGATATATTATGACCTACGAAACGCACAATGCGACGGCTGAAACAGCAGTGGAAGCTCAGATTCAGCACGCACAGAAACAAATTCACACGGCATTGCCTGCGAAAGTGGTGGATTTTAATCCTCAACATCAGACCGTAACGCTTGCGGTGCAAATCACTCAGCTTTTAGTTGATGGAGGTGCAGTGCAAATTCCACCGCTTGTTGATGTGCCTGTAGCATTTCCACGCGGTGGTGGCTATGCGGTGACCTTTCCGCTGAATGCTGGCGATGAGGGGATTGTGATATTTTCGGAGCGTTGCATTGATGGGTGGTGGCAATCGGGCCGAGCAAGTGAGCCGATGGATTACCGTCAGCACGATTTATCTGATGGTATGTTCTATCCCTCTATTTGCTCTGTGCCTAATGCGATCAAGGATTTTTACACAGGGGGATTATCAATGCAGTCGCTTGATGGTTCAACCTTTATTCGTGTTACCAATGGCACCATTCATATTAAAGGCAACATTCAGCACGTAGGCAATACGACCCAGTCGGGTAAGCACCATTCAACGGGCGTGATTTCAAGTGATGCTGATGTAATGGCTGGAAGTATTTCGGGTAAAAATCATAAACATACTGGCGATAGTGGTGGAAAAACGGGAGTACCTGAATGATAGTGAGACGGCTGGATAGTAATCACGATTGGACGTTTGGGCAAGGGATAAATAATTACGCCAGAGAAAGCGAGGCGATTGCACAATGTGTCAAAACACGGCTTTGGTCGTTTGTGAATGATTGGTTTTTGAATTTAGAACACGGTATGGATTGGCTTTACTTGAAAGAAAAAGCCAACCTTGATGCGATTGAATTAGCGGTTAAAAAGCAAGTGTTGCAAACAGAAGGCGTGGTGAGAATTACAGATTATCACGCAGAACCCGACTCCAACAGCCGAGTAATAACCATTTCAGTGGATTACCTGGATATTTATGGCGAACGTAACCGTGCTACTGCGGAGAAATAAACAATGAGATTAACTGATAAAGCGCAAACAACCCGTTCTTTTACCAAGGACGGGTTTTTAGTTGTTCCTGCTACCCTTTCAAAATTGGGTGTGTTTGATTATCACAACAAGGAACTAGGCAAGGATGGAGAGGGCATTCAGCGCTTGGCAAGAACGGAAAAATCCCTTTTTACCGATGAAACTATCCGCAGTTTTGAGAATGCCCCGATTACAGTAGGTCACCCTGAAGATGATGTGACTGCGGAAAACTGGAAGCAACTTGCGGTGGGTAGTGTGCGAAATGTGCGGCGTGATGGTGAGCATTTAGCGGGGGAAGCGTGGATCTACGATGCCGCTGCAATTAAACAAATTCAGCAGTTTGGCATTAAAGAACTCTCTTGCGGCTATCGTAGCGAGCTTTTACCGAGCCAAGAACAGGGAGTAGATTTTGAGATGTCGCCGATGATCGGCAATCACATAGCGATAGTGGCTGACGGTCGCTGTGGTGAGTCTTGTAAGTTAGCCGATGAACAAAAAGGTCAATCAAAAATGAGTGCAACACGTAAATTTTTAGATGCAATCCTTGGTGCGTTCGGCACGAAACTTTCGGACGAACAAGCTAAAGCGGTGGAAGAGAGCGAGAAGGAGTCGGATAAAACCGATGAAAAACCGCAAGAACCACCTAAAGAGGATAAAAAATTAGCTGACGAAGTCAATGTGGAGGCGTTAAAACAACAGTTAACGGAAACCAACTCAAAACTGCAAGATGAGCAGAAAAAGTTAGCTGATGCAAAAGTAGAAATTGAGGAATTGGAAAAACAAGTGACCGATTCCAATAAAACGCTCAAAGATACGCAAGCGGAATTAGACAAGCTCAAGACTGGTAAATCAATGGGCGATCAGATGATGAAAGATACACAACCTCAAGCGGTGTCTTTTAATTTTAACGATATGTACAACAAAAAATAAGGTGGTAAAAGATGGCATTTGCACGCAATACATTAACTGCTAGTGCAGGCGATATTGGCAAAGGTGGTTTAGCGAATTCCAAAACCACGGCGAATATGAACACAGGCGAAACACCGCTGGTAGCTGGGCGTTTTGTTGCGATGACAGAAGGCGGTGTTGCAAACTTGACGGCAGGAACTGAGACTGTTGCTGGCGTGGTCGTTCGCTCTGTGCTTAAAGATGACTGGGAGAAGGGCGAACTGGCTGATGTGATGCATATTGGTACAGGTGATTCTATTTGGGTTGAAATTGCTAAAGGCGAAACAGTAAAACGTGGGAATACGGTTCACGTAGTTGCTGTTGCAAGCGGCCAGAAATACGCAGGTCAAGTGCAGGCTCAAGCAGACGGTACAAATACGATTGCAACTTCACTGGTGGTGATTTCAGCAACAGAAACCCTTGCCGAAGTGAGTCGCTTATAAGAAGCGGTTGAATTTTTTAAAAAAATTTACAAAGAGGACATTATATGCCACATATTAACGTACTTCGTACAGCATTGACGGAAGTATCACAACAAATCAATCAAACAAAATATCCTGATATTGTATTTCCGCAGTTTGTTTATGTCGATCATTCGGGTAATCCGTTAATGGATGAGAAATTGCATTTTTCTGCAGACGTAACGGGCGATCTTGATAATGGGTTAATTACCTATAACACAAACAACTTCGATCAAGTGGGTGTGAATTTCTCTCATACCCGTTCACCGATTGTGACGTGGGCGAAA